TCAGGCGTAGCTGGGTTCCTCCACCTCGGTGAGCGCCTCGAGATCGCTCTCACTGAGTTCCCCCTCAACGCCTGCATGGCTCTCCAGTCGAGCATGCACCGTTTCATTCTCCCCGGCCTCTGCAGCCTCATCTTCGGCATCGGGTGAAGTGGTGCGAACCTCACCGGTGTTCTCATCCACCCACGACGGCGCACTTTTCGCGTACTGCGCGGTTCCGTAGGTGAGGTCGATCGCGACGTGATCGGCGTGCATGAGAAGCTCCGTGCGAGTGTTGCCGTCACGGTCCTCCCACGTCTGTGTCACGAGGCGGCCCGTGCACAGGAGTGGCTGGCCACGCTTCACCGATAGCACAACGTTGTTCGCAAGCGATTCGCGTCGCACCTGCACGCGCACGTATTCCGGCTTGCGTTCCTTCCATTCCTTCGCCTGCACGTCGTAGTACCGATCATTGACGGCGACGGTAACGGACGTGCGGCAGCCGCCACCATCAAACTTGAAGATTGTGGCATCCGCGGTCGCGTTGCCCTGGATGGTTGTGACGATTGCGTTCATTGAAGTTCCCCCTGGGATCGGTCGCCGCCTGGTGCGGCGCTCACCCACGAGCATGCCGCTCGCTCGCGTCCTCGAAAAGAGCCTCATACATGTACGTGGAGGGCACTGCATTGTGGAGCGCGAGCCGCCGCGCATTCGGCTCCGGAGCCCTATCCCGGTACACTGGATCCGCCCACGCGGCATGCCTCCATAGCTCAATGGATAGAGCAACGGCCTTCTAATCCGTAGGTTGCAGGTTCGAGTCCTGCTGGGGGCGCTTTAGCGATTACGCTTCTGACCTGGTGTTTTACGCTCTGTCCTGAGTGCGGTGGTTCGCCCCTAGCGTCCCACTTATGGCGGGTTGAACACTTTTTGAACACTTCCGCGAAACCGCTTGCATTGCCCGCTTTTAGGGCAGTTGATGCGGCGTCAGCGGCCCGCGCGGGCGTGACCGTGCCACATTCGGTGCATACTGCTGCGGTTGCTCAGATCGCGCGCGAGCTGCACGACGCTGGTATCAATGTCGCGGTGCATTATTCGCCGGTTGAACCGTAGTTTTCGGGCATGAAAAAAGACCCCACCCGGCCCGCGAGGGCTAGGTGGGGGGGAATGCACGAGACCCCCGCGCGAGGCGGAGGTCAAGGCGGGCGGGAACCCGTAGGCTCCTACGTGGTTAGTCTATGTCAGCGCGGTGTGTGTTTCGTGGGTTCCCGTCAAGCGTTTCAGCTCCACCGAAACCGGGGCCGTCACCGCCGGTGCCAGCGATGAGCGCTTTCGCAACCGTAACGATTGACGCGAGGAGAACGTAACTGCCTACTCGCTCCCAGGTCACGTCACCGAACAGCACCGCGTCACCGATAGCGGCGATGAAGGCAGCCGCGGCTGTACCGATTACGCGTTCAGCGGTGGCTTTCCAGAATGTTGCGGTCCAGATGTTCACGGCGCTTGCCTCCAAGGTCTCTCGAGCGCTCCGAGCGCCCAGGCTTTAGTTCCGATCATTGTTTCTCTCCCGTGATAGTGATGGTCTCGAGCCGTGCTTCGAGCTGCTGCCACGTGTAGGGCGGGGGTGGTTTCGCCCCGTGGGCCTCCCATGCGGCGAACTCGGCGAGCCACCGGCGCATGTCTGCGAGCACCCCGCGCACGCGGGCGTTCTCGTCGCGCAGTCGCTGGTTATCGTCGCGCAGTGCCTCGACGTCGTCTTTTAGCTCTGATACCTCTTCGCGAAGGTCGTCGCCGAGTTCACGCCACGCGTCCGAGGCTGCTTTCAGGTTGTCTGTTTCGTTTGCTTTCTTCGTTCCCCGGTTCGTGGTGTACCACGTCAGGAGGCTGATGACGCCAAGAAAACCGCCGCCGCCGAGGAGTTGACCGAGTTCGCCAAGAGACACACTCTCACTCCCCCTTGGTTGGCGTGACCGGTATCTGGGCCACCGTCCATGCACTCGCCCAAAACGTCGCATACGAGATCGCGGTGATGACAGACTCAGCGCGACCGGGCGGCCCGAACGGGATCATGCCCAGAATGGTAGAAACGATGAACATGAGGGTGAGGAACAGTGACACGCCCTGCAACCCCACGAATCCCCATTTGCGGTGGGCTTTCGCGACTAGGCCGGTGAATAGCGACATGGACCCGCCGAGCGCCCACAACACGGCCACGACACTTTGCGTGATGAACGGTGCCCACGCGATACCCGCCTGTCGGGTGTGTGAGGGGAATAGCGCCCACGAGAACCCGATAGCCATATACCCGATGCCTACGAGGACGAGGTATGCACCGATGGGGTCGGCGCGCGTCCATGCGCTTGCCCGTTTGAATAGTCGCATGGCTACCTCACTTCACGGGAAGCTCGAACGCGGCGCGTCACGGTCGCGTTGCCGGTATAAATCATCTGACACCCTTCACACGCTTCAAAGCGACGTCGCGGTCGGCGCGGGTGAACGCGACCCCCCAATGGTTGAGGAACTGCTGGAATTTCCGCGAGGTGGCTTCACCCCAAACACCATCGGCGTTCGCCCCGATGTACGTTTGAATGCACTTCACGAGCGGCGAGTATCCAGAGCGGGTGAACTCGACGTTCGCCTTATTGATGCCCCGCATGTACCGGTAGTTGAAATCACGCTGCCGCGAGAATTTCCCGTCGCGCCACTTCAAACCGAAGTAGGCGTAAAGGGCATTCACGGTATCGCGCCCGCCCTTCCCGTCCACCTTCACGCCGAGGCGGTCTTGGAGGACTGCGACGGACCTCCAACCGAAGCGACCGTCTTCGACGAGGCGCTCACGCTTCGGGCTACTTGGTGCGGGCTTAGCGACGGGCTTCGCGGTGCCCTTCGACGCCGCCGGAGCCGGGGCCGCCTTCCAGTTCGGGCGGATCACGTAACGCACCTGCGAGGGCCTGCGGACACGCCGCGCGACCCTGCCGCCGTTCGACTGCGAACCCTTCGAGCCCGTGGACGTGTTTCCTTCAATGCATTGGAAGTTCCCGGACGTGAGTACCTTTTCGAGGATGCCGACGTGGTTCGCGCGCTTCGTCGCCATGTTCCAATCGAACACGAGCACGTCACCCGGCTGGGCCTGCGACTTCGACACGTGCCCGCCGTGCGACGCGCGATAATTCACGTTATACGACTGCCTGCCGGGGAGGATATTCAGGCATCCGGCCTTCCAGAAAACCCACGTCACGAAAATGTCGCAGTAAGATATTCCGTTCGCGAGTAGCCACTTCTCGTTAGGCCACAGGACAGGCTGAGTCTCGCGGGCATACTTCGTGCCGCGCTTCGGATCATTCCAGCGAGAATAACCGACTTCGCCGGCGGCGATAGCGAGGACTTTCCGGGCGCTCATGCGTCCACCTCCACGTCCGAATAATCGACAGGTTCAGGGGTCTCAACGTCGGGCGTCTCCGAACCTGCCGAGTCCGAGACTTCGACACCTTCGGGAATGTCTGGCAGTTCTTCAGTGTTCACGGTTGCCTCCTTCAGGGCATGAAAAAAGCCCCACAAGGGGGCTGGGTTTCTGTGGGCGGTTATGCGGTTTGTTCGCGTGCGGTTTCGATCTTCTCCCACGAGCTACCAACAACCCACTCGATCGTGTCGTCGGGAATGTTCGACCCGCCGCCGCACTCAGCACACGCCTTCGACTTCGCCTCATTGTTCGCTGCAAGCTCCAGCATGAACGGCTGCACGATAGTTTCCGGGTCAGTGAACCCGAGGCGCGCGAACTCGCCCTCCTTGCCGATCGCGGTTTTGCGGATCGCCCCGCATACGCGGCGGCGCAGGGTTTCGTTGCCGAGCATGACTTCACTCGTGATAAGTGACATTTATTGTCCTCACTTCCAGTAATCAATTTCTAGGGTCGCGTCAGGGTTGCCGCGAATGTACTCGTTGCGGCCCGTGCTGTTCGTTGAGATGCCGAACCCTTTGTAGGTGCCGTTCGCGAATCCGGCGCAGATACCGGGGTCGGTAATATCGAACGTCACCCACGAGTTGCGCTTCACGTTCCTAGACCCCACGTAACGGGATAGCCCGGCCGTGTTTCCGAACGACGAGCGGCCATGCAGATGGAAGTGCGCGACACCGCCCGAAGCGTTGTAGGTGTGCGCCACCCAGAACCCGAGCCGCACCCGCTCGACCTTCGAGCCGGACAACTCGCCGGGCATGTTTCCGAACAGCCAGATGCCCTCACGGTTGCCAACGCGCGAATAGTAGCCCTGGGTAGCGTCATTCTTCCCCGACTGGCGAGACCCGCCACGGTAATACGTCGCGCACGCCGTCGCCTTGCGGGAGGCGTGGCGCTTCGTCTTTACCGGCGGGGGCGGTGGTGGTGGCGGTGTCGGTGTCGAGGCCTTCTCCTCCGGGTCATCCCACGCCTGGCCAGACTCTTCAATATCGGGGCCGATGTCTTCGATCACGAGATCGGCGCGTAAACCATTAAGCACCGCGCGGTGGTAGGCCGACGGCGATTCGGTTCGAACGAGAAAACTGTAGTCTTTCGGCTCCGTAAGGTTGAGGCCGCTCGGCCCGGTCGCGAACGTCGAGTACATGCCCGGCACCACGTGCTCCCACGTGGAAGTTGTGGCCGGGAAGGTGTTGAGCCTGTAAATCTTGTCGTCGCTCACGTATGGCACTTCGAAATATTCCAGACGCGCCCAGACCGGCTGCGTGGGGTTCGAGTTCACGTCAACGCGAAACGGCGAGCTGCTGATCCGGTAGAGCCGCCCCGGCTGCAACGTCGTCCACACCTCCAGCACTCGTGTGAGGCTCTTTCGGAAGTTCGTGTTTGTGGACCTCCTGCCCCACGCGACTACACCGCGCGGGCCGTCAGCAACAACATCTGACAGTTCGCGGCCAGCAACCCAGAGTTTCTCGAACCTGCCTTCGAGGCCCGTCACACCCCCGTCCGCATCCATCGACGCTTTGCCAGTGTCGATCGTGGCGGTGCCATCGCGCGCGATCTTCACGAGCTCCATGTCGTTGCCCTCATCGTCCACGCCGTAGGACGTGAAGCCGTTGGAGTCGATCTCGATCCGCTGCCCCTCCTTTGCCGTGCGGAAAAGGCCAGAGGTAATAATGTTCGCGGCGAGGTCACCAATAACAGCCTCGTCAATCGCCGCGCCGTTCGTGCGAAGGTTCTGGATGAATGCTTTTTGAAATTCGGCGGTGCGTGAGGCAATCGCTTGCGCAACTGCTTCATTGAGTTCTGTCTTATCCGTGACTCGAAGCTGTGAGAGGTCAAGCGAGATGAACCGCGCGACCTCGCCAGCGAGTTCCACCACGTTGATTTGGCCAGCGCCGATCTCGCCCGCCGTGATACGGGAGGCTTCGAGTTCGATCACTTTCGCGATACGCGCTGCCAGCTCACCGATAACCGCGTTCGACAGGTACGACGTGTCCGTCACGGTCATGTTGCGGAATACGCCGTCGATACGCTCACCGAGGTTGCCGTCCGCCTGCTCACGGTCAGTGCGTTCGGCCTCAACTGCGTCTTTCCACGCCTGCTCGGTCGCCGCGATCTGAGCTTCCGCTGCCGCGATCTTCGCGTCAAACTCGCTGAAATCAACGTCACCGACGTTCGCGAGCTGCTCTTTCAGCGCGGGTAGTTCTTTATCGCGAAGGTTCGCTAGGCCCTCCCGCGCCTCGTCCAGCTCGGCCTCGGAGTCCGCGAGGCGCTTCTCAAGCGCCGCCGCGCGCTCCACCGTAGAGTCCAGTTCCACAGCGAACCGGCGAACACTACGACCACGAGGCGCACCCGTCTCCGGGTTAGTGTCCTGCCAGATCACGTCGCCGTGCTCACCGAGATCCTTTATCCCGGCGGGTCGCGTGTCGACTTGCTGCGCCTTCGCGGCGAGCTTCGCCGTCAAGTCAGCGAGCGCGCGTTCCGGGCTAGGCTTTAGATTCGTGCGTTTTACCACGCGAGTTCAGCCCCCAACCTGTCTTGTTGTAGTTCGACATCGGCTTTGTTCGAGTCGAGGTTGTATTTCGCCGCGATAACCCGCAAAAGATGCGCGCCATCCGGAACCTCAAGCCAGCCCCTTGTTACGACCTCCACCTGGTCCCCAACGTGCCACGAACCGATAGGCGCGGTGTCGTCCGAGAAGATCGAGAGGGAGATCTGGTCGAGGGCCTGCGTCGCGACAGCCGCTTCAGCCTTCTGCTTCAACAGGTCCAGGTTCTCCGAATCGCTATCCGTGATCACGTTCTCCAACAGTGGGAACCATTCGGAGATCGTCCCGGCCTCAGCCATGCGCACCGCCGTGCCCGCGCCCTCACCCGCGCCTGTGCAGTAAACCCGGTTCGCGAGGGCTTCAGCAGAGGACGTCACCGAGATAGCCGCAACCGGGGATCTGGCTGCCGTCGCGTCCCACACTGGTGTCACCTTCTGCGCAATACCCGGCTGCGCCTCCGTGCCCGTCACGAGCCGCCACTGGAACTGCGTCCTCTCCTCGTTCGCCCACTCAGCACGGAAGGCCACATCCGGACCACCAATGACTTCGGTAATCTCCTTGATGCGTTTCCACGCGCCGTTGTTCGCGAGATTCCAACCCTCATAGGTGCGTTGCCGCTTCGCTTTTTCTTCCGGGTCGATCACGATGGGGAGGAACCCGTTACGCTTACGGATAGCCTTCTCGACGACCCGCCCCACAATCGACCCGAGCGACACCCCATCCCACGCGATAGTGGACTTGCGTAGCTTGTCCTCGTCCCCCGGCCGGTAGTCCTGGTCCAGGACCACGCGCTTATCCAAAAGCGCCTCCACGCCCGCACAGTCGAACGTGACCGTGCCCGTCTTACGATCTTGCTTCACAGGGGACGTGATAGGGCACGCCGCGATAAGTGTTTCAGGTTGGTACCAATCTTCAAACGAGATCAGCACGCACCCGGCCCACACCGACCACCACTCACGCGACACACCATCGAGTGACGCTTCAGTTGCGACCACGGTCGCCTTCTTCACGTCATTCAATACGTCATCGAGGGACCCGCCGACCGCGTCCAGCTGCGGCCCGACCTGCCCCGTCATCGTTTTACCGAGATACACACGCCACGTCACTGTGCAAGCCCCACATCCGACAGTTCGAAGCCGTTGCCCGGCCAGTTCGCGGACGAACCAATGTAATGGAGGCACTTCACGTTCGGGTCACGCTGCTGGCGGCGCACCACGCTCACCGTGTGGTCACCGCGTAGCATCCACTTCGTTACGGAAACGAACTTCGTTTCCGCGATCTCGCCGACCTCAAACTCGAAAGTCTTGAACACCGCACCGTCCACGACGATCTCCCACACGAACGACCCCTTATAGTTCGACGGCTTCTCAAGCGCCATCGACTGCCTAAGATCGAAACGAAGAAGCCGGTCCGTGGCGAGCGTGAAAGTCTTCGAGAACACCGTCTGCTTCCACGACGGCACCACAGTTCGGTAACCGAGCGTGTCAGTCCACTGGCCAAGCCGCCCCATAGACGCGCCGAGGAGCATCGCGAACCCGTGATTCTCGATACCGGGGGCCGAAGTTGTTGCAGTCACGCCCGCCGGCACACGGCGACGATCAAGCCCCACCGTCCCGGCCGGGAGGGACCCCGCCGCGACTTTGATCGCCCCAGTTTGATCGACGTACACCCATTCTTCGCGAGCGCCGCTCGACGGGGCCGGTTCAGTTGAGACCGTCGCACCGTCGACAGGAACGAGCATCCCCCGCGCGTCACCAACCGGGATATACACCACGCCCGGCGCGACCTTGTACGCCATCTTGGAGGTGCCCGTGACCTCACAGCCACGAACGATCAGGGGCGCATCGCCGACATATAGGCCCCAGAGGACGCGCTGCATATCCTGAGCGGAAGTCCCCTGAAAAACATCTTGCTCTTCCGGCATGGGGCGAGTGCCGATCTTCACCGGTTCTTTACCAAGCGGGTAACCCATTATTTGCCTCCTAGATGTAAGTGTCTCGGTGGTGCACCTCGCACCAACCCTCGCCGCCCTGCAACGCACTGAACTCAGGCGCAATCACCCCGCCCGGGGGAATGCTCACCCAGTCGCGGCGGGAAGCGCGGTGAGTCGTGTTTGAACCGGCCTCGAAGATCGCGCCATCCATCCGCACTTCAACCGGGCGCGCTTTCGTGGTGGGCCACGGCCACGTGATCGTCTTCCGGTTCACGGTGATCTCGAACCCGCCCGGGAAGTTACCCACGACGAGGAGCACCGGCCACGCCTCCGCATTACCCGCGTTACGGATCGGGTCGTTCGCTGCTATGCCCGTCCCGAACGTGAGTACGCCACCACGGTGGAACAGCGGATACTCCAGCCCGACACCCGTACCGACCGGGTGAAGGAACGTCACCTGCTCCGGCGCGTAAAGATACGGGTCGACTGCTGCCAACAGCATGTCGAAATCCGACAGCGTGTCCGTGTCCGGCTCGACCTTCAACTCATCCGCTAACCGAAAATTGTTAGCGAGATCGAGGCCGCCGTGAACCATGCGAACCTCAACCGCCTGCCCGTCGTGAAACAGCCCAGCGAGCCGGTCACGCTCCGCCTGCTGATCGTCACAGTCATCGTGATGAAACAGCCCAGTGATCCGAACGAGCCGGTTAGACCACCGCCCATCCGACGTGTGCTCACCGTGCCCCAAACGGTCCACGGTTTCGAGTCGCACCCCGGGCGTGTCAAACCACCCGGTCACGCGCTCCATATCCCACGGCCCGCGAAGCATATCTACGCCGCCGACGGTTAGTGAATCAATCACACGAGCCCCCTCACCGAGCTAAGCACACGGCCCAGAGTCTGTTCTGCCGCGATGTCTGCCGCTTCACGATTCAACCCGTAGAACTTGTTTTCCACAGTCACGTTGCCGCGGGCCGCGACCGCGTTAGCAAACTCCCGCATAGACGCGCCGTTGTTGATGTACTCAAGTACCGGCCCGAACTTCCTCGCTTGCGCGCCGTTCACGACGTACTCGTCACCCGCGAGAGGCTGAGCCAGATAACGGCCGCGGGCCGCGCCGGGCGCGAACGGCCACAGGACGTTATCCACACCAGGGCCCGGATATCCGCCAGGCACCCACCCGCCAGACGACAACCCAGGCGACACCCAACCGCCGTGCGCGAGACCCGCGGCTCGTTTCGCTGCCGCCAACGCGTTCATGCCGAAAGTGCGGATACGAACCGAAATATCCTTCGAGTGCAACCCAGCGACGCTATTCCGCAGAGCGTCCACGTCGCCCTTGCCGCTAGTTTTCGCGGTGACTTTGACGTTCTTGTCTTTCACAGAATTCAGGTCACCTTTCGCGGCTTTCACGACACGTTCAAGCGCCGATTTTTCCGCCTTCAACTGCGGAGTAGGTTTCATCCCGTCTAGCTCCTTCAACCGAGCTTCCGCAGCGGCCCCCGCAGCCTTCAACTGCTTATCGTTCAAGCCGAGTTTCGGTTCCGGGCTTTGCGCACCGATGTAGGCGAGTTGCAGGTCAGCGGCCTTGACTTTCGTTTGAAGGCCGGAGGTGTCAGCATTCACGACGACGCTCACCAAGTCGGGGAACTTGTTCAATTCCGCTTGAACCTGCTCAGCAGAGGCGAGGGCCTCACCCGAGTTCAGTGCAACATCCGTCTGAATCTTTCTCCCGTCAGCTTCCGCCACCTGGCCACTCCACGCGTCCAAGCTATCGACCGCTGCGCGCTTATCAACCTCAGCCTGCGTCAAAACAGACGGCGGAACCTCCCCAAACTTCGCCACGTAGTTGTCGATCCCCTGCTGCGCCTGCTGCACCTCCAGGTCGACTTTCGTTTGGATCATTTCAGGGGTCAGGCCGAGCTGGTCGGCGTACTGTGCGGCCTGTTCTTTCGTCGCGCCGAACGCTTCCGCTGCGTTGATGATGTCGGTGCGGGCCTTCTGCATGTGGCTCGACGTGAGTTCGCCGTTCTTCTCCAACGCGTCCAGATACTGGAGGCTTGACGAGGCGAGAGAGTCGAGGGCTTCCGCGTTATCCCTAGCGGCCTGTGTCCCGTCCTCCCAGTGCTTGCCGTTCTCTTTCGCTGCTTCCGCTGCGGCCTTCATCTGGTCCTCGTATTCACGGGCCGCGCCACGCACGCCGAGGAACGCGTTACCAATGTCCGACAGTGTCTTCATTAGTTCTTCGTTCGCTTCGGTGAGCGCTTGTGTTGCTTGCTGTGCGGCGCTCATTTCCGGTTCGACTTTGGCGAAGGCTTTACCGGTCGCGTCTACTTGGACGGCCTGCTCACCGAGGGCGATACGCAACAGTTCTGCTTCAGTAGCGTTGAGGCCGTTCGCTTCTGCGATAGCGACGAGTTTCCCGCGGAAGTCCGGCATGAGCTTCAACAGGTTCGACCACGTTTCTTGGCTCTGGTCGGTAGCTTCCCACAGGTTGCGGAATGACGCTTGAGCCGCCGAAAAGTCAGTCGACGCGAGTTCAGCAAGTGACCGACCAAACTCACGCATACGCTGCGCGCCGTCATCCCATCCAGGAACATCGAACCCGATGACGCCACCGAGATCAGCGCTTAGGTTCGACATGCGGTCAAGAATGCCGGGGTTCGCCATGTTTTCTAGGGCTGCCGTGAAGTCTTTAGTGGACTTGATGCCCATGTCCATGCCGTCGAAGATGCGATCCCAGGCCTTTGCAGAGTCAGCGACTTTTAGCGTGTTGATCGCCATTTCTTCCGCGGTTAGCGAGAAGTCCTGCATCGACCCGCCAATGGACGTCAGCGTGTGCACGATGCCCGCAGCACCCAGCACGCCTGCGAACGCTTTGAATGCCTTCGTCGCCTTCGGTGCCGACGTTGAGAATGTTTTGAACGCCTCCACCGAGTCCCGCACCGCCGGGACCAACTTCATGAGGCCACCGCCCGCGAGAAGCGCCACCGACCCCACCGCGCCGAGCGTCCCCACAATCGACTTCACCGGCCCGGGAAGGCTATTGAACGCGTCTGCGAGAGACGCCGCGCCCTCCGCCACCTGCGCGAACACCGGCAACAGTGAAGCGCCCAGACTAATCCCCGCGTCCACGATCCGGTTGAACGCGATACGCATACGCGACTCCGCCGTCTCGTAACGCTGATTAGCTTCCGCGAGGAGTGCCGTGTTCTTCACGAACTCTTCGTTACCGGCAGCAAGCGCCCGCGCCAGCTCCTCATGCGCGCCCGCCAAGCGCAACATCGTGTCCTGCTCGCGAATGCCTTTGATGCCTAGCTCGGTGAGAGTCTGCGCGACAGACCCGCCAGACTCCTGAACACGGTTCAAACCACCGACGAACATTTCCAGAGCCTTCGACGGGGACTCACGCCAAGCCGTCGCGAACTTCTCAGCAGATACGCCCGCGACCTCAGCGAACCCGGCCAGGCCGTCGCCGCCTTCACGGACAGCCGCGTCCATTTTCTTCATGACCATTGACATGGCGGTGCCGCCCGCCTCAGCCTCAATACCAACCGAGGACATTGCTGCGGCAAGACCGAGAACGTCGCCTTCGGTCATGTTCATTTGACGGCCCGTGCCGGCGAGGCGCATGCCCATCGCGAGGATCTCAGATTCAGTTGTCGCGAAGTTATTACCCAATCCGACGAGAGTCGAACCGAGGTTGTCCACGAGGCCCACGTTCGTGCCCATGATGTTAGAGAACCGGGCGAGGCTTGTCGCGGCTTCCTCCGCGGTGAGGTTCGTGGACTCGCCGAGATCGATCATGGTTTTCGTGAACGACGCGACATCTTCCCGGGCGATACCGAGCTGTCCCGCAGCCTCCGCGACACCGGCGATCTCCGCGTGGGTCGCTGGGAGTGTTTTAGCGAGACCGCGAAGTTCGCCTTCAAGCTGCGCCATTTCCTGCGGCGTGCCATCGACGGTTTTCTTCACGCCCGCCCACGCCGACTCCCAGTCCATCGCGGCCTTCACAGCCACACCGAGACCCGCGGCCATAGCGGTGCCCGCGCCGAGCATTGTCGTGCCGACACGAGAATACGACTGTTCCAGATCACGCGCGGCCTGAGCGGCTTTGCTGCCCTTCGAGGCGTTCTTGTCGAGGTTCTGGGAGGCGCGGGACGCGGCGTCGAGTTCACGCGCTAGTCCTTTAGCGGCGGCACCCGCACGGGTCGCGTTCGCCTGGAACTTCGACACATTCAACTCGAGCACTGTGCGGATCGTGCGTTCCTGCGCCACGCGCGCCTCCTACTGTTTTTGTTTGGTTTCGTCGAACCGTGCGAACGCTACGAGGGCCTGCGCGTCCGGGTCATCTCCGCGCGCCCGCATACCGGCTTGGATTGCGCGGCCGACATAACACCGCTTGAACACGGCCTCGAACGCCCGCTGGTTCTTCGGGTCCTGGCACTGCGACGCGTCACCGCCACAGATTGGGCACTTGTTTTTCTCTTCCTCAGCCTCCACGCGGCGGAGGGCGAGGGCGAGGTCGCGGTCAGCGTCATCCCACGCCCTGAAATGGGAATATGGGATGCCGAGAGCTGCCGCTGCTTCTAATTCGTTTCTGAGGTCTGCCGATTCTCGGATTCGGCTAGCGAGAAAGGGACCGCGGTCTGTGAAGTGTTGAGCGACAGGGCAAGTTTGATGATCGTCTGGAACTGCCCGAACGAGATCTCGTCAACAACATCCGCCCACTGGAACCCTTCAACCGGGTTGCCGTGGCCGTCCACCACTTTCGTGATAGCCGCGTCCATGAGCGCCCGGTCGAACGTGTCAGTGTTGAACCCGGTTTCCTTATCGAACGGGTCACCTTCACGCGGGGGGTGCTGTGCCATCAACCGGCCGAAGTCTTTCGGGGCGAGGCGTTCCACCGTAATCACGCGGGCGGCCGTCTTGATCTTGTCTTTCAGCTCGTCCTGTTGGTCCCGGAGGTCGTCGAGCATCGCCCCGGCTTCCTTCGCCAGGTCCTCGTCTTCACTGCGGTTGAAGATCAGGGAGTAGCCCGCAATCTTCTGTTCGAGCTGCTGCCACTCCACTTCGAGGCTGCCGTCAATAGTGGTCGTGAATTCGTGTTTCGGTTGGGGCATGGGGTTCTCCTAGAAGAAAAAAGGGGGGCCGCCAGTGGCAAGGAAACACCGACGGCCCCACGACTATTAGGCGAGCTTCACGTCCTGCAAATACAGGTCGCCCGAACCCGTAGCGGTGAACATGAGGTCTTCACCATCCACCGGTTGATTCTTCGACCGCTGCTGCACGTTCATGCGGTAAACGTCCACCTTCGTTTCAGCCGTGACGGGCTTCTGCGAGTCCCACCCGAACGCCTGCACAACATAGACGGACTGCCCCTCCGGGAGAGCCGTGTACACGGCGTTAATGAGATCTTCCGCGCCAGCCTGCTGGTCATAGATCGCGGTCAGCGTGAGGTCGATCGACTCGCCCGTCTTCACGGACTGCGTGAACTTCTCGCACATGCGCTTACGGTCACGGTTCGTGAGGTTACGGGTCGCCGAGAACCCGTCCATGTTCATGTGGCAATCGGCCTTCACCGTGTCCGCGGCGGTCGTGAGAGCCGTCAGCGGGAACGTCTTCGCCTGATCAGTGAGAGGCGCGCCGATGGTTTCCTTCTGAACGATCCACAGGGGCGTGTTACCGGAGGCGATAACACCGTCCATGCCGGTGGTGGACTGAATGATCTTGAGTGCCTGGTCGCTCATTACTTTGTCTCCTTAGTGAGTTCGATACGCGGTTTCGTTGGCAGGGGCTTGCCGTAACGATCGACGGCGGGGTGTCCTTCGAGAATCTCCGCGCCTGCCTTTGTTGCGAGTGCGCGGGTCGTCGTGTAGTGGGCACCAGAGGTGGGGTGCTTCGCGCGAACCCACTCCCCCGGGTGCTTGTACGGTTCGGTTACTTGGGCGGGTTTACTTTTCGCGTTCATGTCGTCTCCGTTTCGTTGTCCACTGGAACGTGAGTGTCTTGCTCCACGACCGTGGGGCCGTGGCGGTTTCGGGTAGCGGGTCGCCGTCGAATGATGTGTCGGTGAACGTGCCGTCCGGTGTGCCGGTGCGCGCGCCGTCCAACATGTCGGTGACGTAGTAGGCGAGCCATGTGGCTTCCTCTTCGGTCTGCCCGACACACATCACGGTCAATGTGTGCACGCGATCAACGGCTGCGGCAGACATGCGCCGGTTGCCAACCGTGCCGGGAGTGATCGACACGCGGATCATGCGGGCCGGTGCGTCCTTCGGGTTGACCGGAACGCCGAGCGGTTCGAGAAGTCGAACGGCTGCGTCGAAAACGTCGAACGGGTTCACAGCAAGTCCTCCGTAATCTGAGCAACCGCGTCCTCATACCGTGGGACGATCATGTCCGTGGCGGGCCGCAGGTACGGTTGTGCGCGTTGCCTACGTGTTCCGCCCTCGACGTAAGCGCCGTAATTAGCGGTTGGGCCTACCTCGCCGCGGATACTCGAACCGCGCACCGAAACATCCGAGCTAATACTCGAACGAAGGAAACCAGTGTCGACGGGGGCGAGTGTTTTCGCGGTCGCCTCAATGTCTTTCACGGCTTTACCAAGCGCGGTAGTGGCGCGCCGTTGTGCTTTCAACGGGGCCGCCGCGAGGTCGTTCGCGAGACGGTTTATCTCATTCGAGCCGTGAAGCATCACGAACCTCCCTACACGTCAGGTGGATAGCGGACTGGAATGTGCGGGGTGACGTGTCTGTTACCCACAGGACGCGGCCCACCATGCCTGGGGATATAGATTCCGTGATGGTCACGCGGTCGTTAGCCTCTACCCCGTCGGCGTTCCACGGGATAATCACGACCGGGTCAGCGGGTGTTGCTTCCCCCGCGAGGTGCGGGACGCGGGACGCGGCATCGGCCCGAGGTAGCCGCGCCTTGCCCTCCCACACGACAGTGGTCGTTTCCTCCGTCTCCCCCGTGGCACGGTTGAACGTTCCCGTGACCCGCTCGACCCGAACGCGGTCAACCATCACGGCCTCCTGGATAGCGCGGGCGTTAGAAAGAATTGAATCCACGCTCCACCGCCTCGTTACTGCGAGTGTGGTGGCGGAACTCGACAACGAACGGTCCGCCGTCATCGTCTGCCACCGTCAAGTCATCCAGTCGCGCGCGGAGGCGTTCAGCGACTTTCAGCCACGCGTCTGCCTGTTTGTCCCACGCGACGGTGATGTCTTCCACCTGGGTTACGCCGACCATGCGGGTGGCGTTCGCGGCGAGTGTTTCCGCGGCGAGCACTGCAACGCGGAGGGTTGCTTGGAGGTCCGTCGAGTCCAGGTCTACGCCGAGGACGTTCGCGAGTGCCACAATCGTGTCGTCTGCTAGTTGGTCGCTTGTAGCGCCAACGAGTGTGCGCACGGTGTCGATAAGCACGGTTGCCTCCAAAGATTAGAAAGAACAGGGGGCGGGGCGGCCAGTCCCCCATTACCCAAATAACTGGCCGCCCCTGCTTTTGATGTCAGTTGCCGCGGGACACGAACGTGAACGTCGGGTCGATAGCTGCGGCACCAACAATGTGGCGGACACGGTACTGAATCGTGTCGTCATCAAACGAGCCCTCGCCGACCGGGATCGAACCGCCGCCAACACGGTTACCCTGGTCGTTCTTGTAACGAAGGTCAGGAGTCTCATGCCCGGACATGAACGCGGTCACGAGTGCGGGGCGCGCCGTGTTCGGTGCCGGGAGAAGGAACCACGTCTTGGAGGCCTTCGCGTGAGTCGAACGCATGAGGTTCGGGTCAACCACGACAGTGACAGCACCGGCGAGAATGTTCGCCGACGTCACCTCAGTGTCGCCGTCGGTGCGGCGGATCTGCGAGGCGTTTACGATCTCACGTGCCTGGAACTCGAGAGCCGGAGGCACCACGAGAACGAGGTTCGGGCGGACGAGCGGGCGACCGTTCACGTCGCGCTTCTGCGAGACAGTTTCAATGGCTTCCTGGAGCGACTTGCGGGTGAGCGCTGCCGACTCTGGGGCGTTACCGTTAGCGGCCTTGAAGAAGTCCGTGTTCACGTCCGTGCGCTTACCGTTGAGAAGCGCGTCCGCGGTCGCGGTGCCTTCGAGGTCGCGGGCGGCCTGCGCGAGCGTGTCGTGAATGTTGCGGAACGCGCCCAGTTCATCATTCACGATCATCTCGTACGTGAGGCCGAGACGGCGGCCATACTTGCGGGCCTGGAACTCAAACTTCGTCTCGGAGAAGTCCCCCGCCGGGTACTCGGTTGCTTCCGGGACGAGTTCGAGGCCGTTATAGCCGAGAAGCTGCTTATACGTCTGCGGCTTGAAGTTCTGCACCGTGGTGCGGGTCGAGTACTGCGACCACACCGGCGTGAGCGCCTGATAGGCGGCAGCGAGCTTCGTGTTAAACCCGCGGCCGAGGAGCTGCGGGAAGTCGCTAGTGGTGAGCGACTCCACCATGTCGGCCTTCGCGCGGTAGTCACCGGACGAGGCGCGGTCGAACAGACGGTACGCTTCGAGAATTTGCTTGTTAGACACTTAGTCTCCCCTAACTGGTTAGGCCGCTACCGCGGGTGCGGTGCCGGGCTGAAGAATCTTCACGGCGATAACGCCGTCGCTTGCCTGCGTGCCGTAGGCGGCACCGAACACGGTCGTGCCGGACGCGGCGAGGCCCGAGTCCGTGATGTAGATCGGGTCGCCGACGTTCTTGACAGCACCCTTCACCTGAAGGTTGAACGCGCCCGAGAACCACACGGTCGCCGAGTCAGCGGGGTTGCCGCCCTCGCCGCGACCGGTTACGGCGACACCGTTCAGGACACCGACACGAACCGGGTCGCCGGACTTCACGCCCGCCTTCACCGGCACCGACAGGTGGTCTGCGTGACGGAAAATTTCGTTAGTTGCCATTAGCGTGTCTCCTTCGCGGTGAGAGCGGCGAGAAGTTCGTCGTCGCTCAGGTCAGTGGATTCGTTGATGTTGGGGCCTACACCCGTGGGGGTGCCTTCACCCGTGGTGGTGCGCTTGTCGGCGGCTGCTGCCTCAACGGCGGCCTTGAACGCTTCGAGGTTCACGCGGCCGTCGTCGTTGCGGGTGATAGCTGCCTTGAGTCCTGCGGTTTCGAGGCGGTTGAAGTCCGCGTCTGCTTCGCTGATGGTCTTGTCGACGGCTGCCATGTCTGCGGACTCGAACGCATCCTTCAGTGCCTTCTCAGCAGTTTCGGCTCGTTCAATAGCGGTGTCACGTTCGGCTTCGAGGGCTTCCACCCGGTTAGCCTTCTCCGTGAGCGCCTGGAACTGAGATTCCTGAATCTCCATAACCTGGTTCTCCTTCATTTCTTTCTTGCTGGCCCGGCCCGGGTGGGCGGGAGTCTCATTGAGGGTGCGGCGCGCGGACTCGTACAGTTCACGAACTTTGCCGCCGCGCCCGGCCTTCGTCACGAAGTCCACCGAGAGGGCTTCATCCAGTGACGTAATAATCGGTCGTCCGTCCTCGTCGGATTCAGTGACGGTGCCGGTCGCGCGGATCGATACGCCGATAGCGTCATGCATGCCCGCGATGACGGACCGCCACGGCTCGAACGTTTGAGCTTCTGCTACGAGGGCGGTGCCGTCCCAGTAAGCGTCCTCGGTGAGGACACCGGCGAGGTCCTTGATGGATCGTTCCGGGCGGTCTTGTGTTTCCGCGACCGAGGGGTGGTCGGCGAACATTTGTGTGCCCTTCGCGAACACACGCTCCGCGGCCGCGGCTTTCAGTGTCTCCTCGGGGTACACGCCGGACGACCCGATACCGGGGGTGATGATCTGCACGAGCATGCGGCCTTCCCCGTGTGGGGCGACAGTGCCGAACGTTTCAGTTAGTTTCATTAGTAGCCTTTCGGTGGTTTCGCCATGAAGTAGCCGGGCCGCCAATTCGCGTTGTCTCGCCTCACCGACCACGCCGAGATCGGGAAGTCTCCTTGTTTCCAAGCGTTGAAGCCGCGCCGCCCGAGAATCCCCACCTGCGTGTCCTCGTCCTGACTGTTGAACCATGTTTCCCCGTCCTCCAAGCCTGGAAGGCCGTCGTCTATCCCGGTGAAGCTGAGTGCCGCCCATGACTTCGTGACCGGCAACCGGCCGCAACGGCCACTGTGGTGATCCAGTGGGCCTTCCTCTTCCGGGGGGTGCATGGTGCCGTGTTGGGCGATGCATGACCCGCAGGTTTTCGCGTCCAAGTGGGTGATCCACACCCAGCCTTGAAGGATGTCGAGGTTCTGGAGGTCCGTCACGTATTGGCCGAGCCTCATCGCGTCGAGCATTTCGGTGCGTGAGGTGTTGAGGGCGCGGGCGAGGCTCATGTTCATGTCACGCTCGCAGTCCGCCACGATCTGTTGAGCGACGAGGCGGGGGTTGTCACCGAGGGCGACAGCGCGGTTCAATCGCCGTGCGATAGCCGCGTGCGTATCGGATAGGGCGGGCCATGTGGTGGACGTGATTTGTTCCGTTGAGCGGGCGACCATCGCGTTGATCTGCTCAGTGTCAGCGCGACGGAAAGACGGCACACCCTGCGCGGTGTACATCGCCGTCTCGCCCTCCACGCCGAGACTAATAACGTCCGGCAACGAGTCGGTGAGTGTGTCGGTTGTGAACGCCGCGAGGTCATCCAGGTTCTGTTCGATCACCCGTAGGGCGGCTTTAGTTCGGCGCGGGTCCAGCGGCACAGCGTCATCAACGTTGCCCGCCGCGACCTGCCCCAGAATTGACGCCTCGACCTCCGCTGCCACGTCCACCCACACGCGGGTCCATGCCTTCGCTAGTTCACGAGTGTGGTGGTCGAGGTGTGTGTCCATCGCGGCCTGCATTGCTGCCTCGAGCCGGTAAACGTCCTCTGGGTTCACTCAGTGCCTCCGAACCGGCCGAACTGATCCAACAGCGAAGCGGGGTCCGTGCCGTCCTTCACCGCGCGAGTCAACACACCACCAACAGTGCGGTACGGGTCGCGCCACTGCCCTTCGTCATCCGTGAGTTCGTCCAGCACGTCGTCGATGTTCTCCACACCTAGGGCGGTGAGGAGTTCGCGGGCGATGATGAGCGGGGGAAGTTTTCCGGTCGCGTCCGCGGTCGCGAGGGCGTTCACGAGTTCACTCACCGTGTTGGTGGAGAGGTCCGGCCACGCGACCTTCACGACCGGGACGGTGCCGTCGAGTTCAGCGCGTTCAGTCTGCGCCCAATCATCACGAACAATCACGCCATGCAAGGGGCCTTGCGGTGCACGCACTGCCGCCTCGATCGTGTACTCAGTGAGATCACGGTACGCGGCTGCCCACACGTCCCGGCGTGCCTGCATTGCGAGATACATGGGTTCATCAAGTGTTTCAGCGGTCGCGCGTGCACCCGTCACGCCAGGGTCACCCGTGAGCATGGTGATCGGCACGTCCAGGCCGGACGCGATCATCGCGAGGATCGGGCGGCCCGAGTCCGCGTCAATAGTCGCGCCGGTCTTCGGGATCGCCTCCAGGGACTCCCCCACGCCCTGGACGTATGTCGCGCCCGCGCTCGAGCCGAGTTCCGGGACACCGGCGGGCATGCGCGTGAGGGCTTGTGCAGCGCGGCGTGCCCGCTTCCCGTCCGCCGTAGCGCGCCAAGCGAACTGGGATAGGGACCGCATGAGCTTCGCCCAGTCCGCGAGAAAATCACGGTACGCGCGTGCCCACGGCGCGATAGACACGAGATCGGAAAGACCGTAAAGCCAGCCGTCCAGGTCGTTGATCTTCACGTGGCGGACAGGCGCGTCCCACCGGACAGGTTTCCCGTCGATCATGCGGGGGCGCTGTGCGGGCTGGTGCGTGATGTCCGGGTAGAGCGTGACTTGCTCGCGGTCGTTCACCGTGTGGCGGCGCTCGTAGAACTGGACGGTGAGGCGGTCGCCCGGGTCAGTGTGTATCGCGGTGATCTCCTCGAACGGGAGAGTCCGCAAACGAACCACGCCGGTCGTGGGATTCGTGAACGCGGCAATAAACACGTTGCCGTCCGTCGTCAACGAACGCTCGAGGCGTGCGCGGGCTTCAGGTCCGGTAACGGCTTTCACGTTCTCTGGCATGCCCCACCACGCCGCGACAGTCTCCGCGACGTCAGGGTTCTCGTGCTCCACCGTGACCTGCGGGCCGCCATTGCCGTGCACGTACGAACAGCGCAACGCGACACCACGCCGCACGAGGGGGTGGGCGACGACGAGGGCGCGCGCGTCACGAGCTGCACTCAACCGCGCCGCATCTGACACCGTGTCCGGGTCTTCGGTGAGGTGACGCCAGCCGCGGTCCTCAAGATGGAGGGACACGTCCGCGAGGGATTCCACGACACGAGCCGGTTTCAGAAAATCAAACAAACCCATGCGTGGTGTCCTTCCTTTAGTAGCCGCCGAAGTCCTCCATCCGGAGGTCCAACAAGTCGTCAGCGGTGAGAATGTCCCCGCCGCCCGTCAGTAGCGGCGTGAGGAACAGTTGGTTCAGTGCTTGAGTGAGCGCGTCCACCGTGTCGTCGTGAGCCGCGTCCGGGAAGTCCCGGGCTTCCTCGATGAGGGTGGAAACGTTAGGCAGTAGGTCAGGTGCCGGGAGATACACGGCTCCGGCGGCGGTGAATGGTTGGACCGCGACCGCGCGCGCGTATTTCCCGCCGTCCGGCTCCACCGGGGTGATGCCCGGGACTCTCGCGCGTAGTGACGTGATTACGGCGGGGCCGTTCGCTTTGTCCTCAACGAACACTTGCTGGGCTTGTGGCCATTTCGCGGTCATCGCGAGAATCGCGTCCAACGTGGCCGTGAAGTCCAACCTGGCTCGTGTCTGGTCGAGAAGGTAGGCGCGCCCGTTCTGCAACGCCCACACCTGCCCCGCGACATAATCCGATGTCGCGCTGTTTTTGAACGTCAAGTCCCACGACTGAATAACGCGGTCGAACGCCTGCGGAAGAATGTGGCGGCCCTCGTGATCTACGGTCCACAGTGGGTGGGTGTAGCGCGGCCATTCAGTGGGGAATACTCCAGCGGTCTCCGGTGTCGGATTCCCCTGGTATAGGGCATTCCACGTGCGTGGCCCCGCCTGGCGTTTGATCCGCTCCCAGTCCTGCTCGTCCCTGCCGCGGGTAGACGTGAGGTACTCGCCCTCGGCGCGGCCTAGCGGGTCATCGTCCCCGGTCGCTTGTGCGGGAATGTTGAGGAACCGCCACGTGTCCGGGGCATCCGCGAGCAGTCGGCCCGCGAGATCGTCGTGGTGCCACCTGGTCATGATCAGGATGACTGGGGCACCGGGTGCGAGGCGGGTCGATGCTACGTCGGTCCACCAGTTCCACACGTTCTCTCGGATAGTCGCGGACTCCGCCTGTGCGCGGTCTTTGAACGGGTCGTCGATCAGGAGGAGGTCGACGGGGCGGCCCGTGAGTGCGCCGCCGATACCTGTGGCGTATACGCCGCCCTGGTGGCCGTTGAGCCGCCAGTCATGCTGCGCGCCCTGATCCGAGGCAATACTGAGACCTGTGCTGGGGTACTGCTCGATATCAGTCCGGATCGTGCGGCCCCACCTGCGTGCCATGCCGTGCTCATACGAGGCGATCGCGATGCGCGTGTCAGGGTCACGAGTGAGCACCCAGTGCGGAAACCACCTAGATACGCGCTGTGACTTACCCTCCTGCGGGGGCATCGAAATAATCAACCGCGCGTTCGGTGTCGTCACCGCGTCCACAAGCGCCTGGTCGATCAAATCAAGAGCCGGTGTCTGCACCGTCCCCGCGTCCAGGTCCAGCGCTAGCGCACCCGGTGACTCCCAGCGGGACCGCACCGACGGTTCAAACAGGCGCGCGGCGGCCTCCACCCAGTCCAGGCCGTCCACACGCACCCCCTTTACTGTGTCAGCATCCTTAGCGCCTGCGGGACAATCTGCGGTACCAACGCTTGCTGATCCGCGGTGAGTCGTAGCCCGTCCAGGACGGTGCGGATCGCCTGAGCAACCAACGCGCCCTGCGACTCCGCCAGCTTCACGCGGCGTTCCTCTACTCCAGCACGCAGCGCGGCGGACGCGTACTGTGCGAGACGGTTCTTCGCGTCCACCAGCATCCTGTACTCGACCGCCGGGGTCGCCTCCACCTGGCGTAGAGTCGTTACCCCGCCCCGGTCCTTCCCCTCCGTCACCTTAGTGAGGCCGTTCGTAAGGCGCTTCTCGTCCGTGGACTGTAGGTGGTCTACCCGCGCCGTCCAGTACGCGACCTCACCCGCGGTGGAATGCACCAAGTCCAGGAGAGCCTTCGACGGGTCTACGGTGATCGGGTGAGCAAGTTTGAGCACTTCACGTTCCGCTGCCTGCTCCTGCAACCTACGGGCCGCTGCTTCCTTCGCCCGAGGGGAGGACCCTCCATGCATGCGGCACACCGTGGATCCCTTGATTGGGTGGTTTTTGCAGGTGTCGCCGGAGCGGGTTTTGGCTTTGCATTGCATGGGGTGCCTCCGTGGGGTGAGGAATGCAAGGGGTTAGAGGTTAAGTGGTTGCTCCCAAGGGAAGTCGGGGCGTCCGAAGTGGCCGTACGCTGCGGTGTTGGTGTAGATCGGTTGTCGGAGGTTGAGGCGTTGTGTGATGCCGGTTGGGGTGAAGTCGATGTTTGTGAGGGCTTTTTCTGCGGCTTTGGTGTTGCCGGTGCCTTTTGTGTCGACGTGGATTGAGACGGGTTCGGGGATGCCGATGGCGTATGCGAGTTGTACTTCGCATTCTGTGGCGTAGCCGTTGGCGATGAGGGAGAGGGCGGCTTGTCGTGCTGCGTAGGCTGCGGAGCGGTCGACTTTGGAGGGGTCTTTTCCGGAGAAGGCTCCGCCGCCGTGTCGGGCGTATCCGCCGTAGGTGTCGACGATGATTTTGCGTCCGGTGAGTCCGGTGTCTGCGTCGGGGCCACCGAGCACGAATCGGCCCGTCGGGTTGACGAGGAGGGTTACGCCGGTCAGATCGACGTGCGGAGCGATCACCTGCTGCACCTGCTCGCGGACCTCTGCCTGCTCCAGTGAGCTGGGGTGCTGTACGGAGACGAGGACTGTGCGGAGCTGGTCGCCGTCGAAGGTGACCTGCGTCTTGCCGTCTGGGCCGAGGCCGAAGGGGTTGGCGTGGACGGCGCGGGCGAGGCGGTGTGCGAGGGTGACGGGGGCGGGGAGGTAGCCGGGTGCGTCCACGGCGTACCCGAACATGTGTCCTTGGTCGCCTGCGCCGCCTGTGTCGACGCCCTGGGCGATGTCGGGGGACTGGCTGGCGATGAGGTCGTCCACGACGTATTGGTCGGGGTTGTAGCCGATGTGGGTGAGGGTGTCTCGGACGATGCGGGCCGTGTCGAGGGTGGCGGTCGTCGTGACTTCGCCGGCGAGGGTGATGCGGCCTGGGGTTGCGAGTGTTTCGACTGCGGTTCGTGCGTTGGGGTCTTGGGTGAGGGCGGTGTCGAGGATTGCGTCGCTGATTGCGTCGCAGAGTTTGTCGGGGTGGCCTGCGGTTACGGATTCGGTTGTGAACATTTTTCCTTGTTGTTTGGGTTGCATAATACCGTGTGGCGCGGTATTATTGTTGTGTAAGGACAAGAAAGGAGGAGACAATGGGCAACAGCCTTCACGGAGTAGCCGAGATAATTTTCGCGACGCTATTCGGCATCGCAGCAATCATCAAAGCGCTACGAAACCCACCACCAAAGAAGCGCAAGAAGCGCAAACGCGAATAACCGCAAAGGGTGGCCCCGCGATAGACCTGGAATCGCGGGGCCACCCGACCACCATCATCTCAAACAAAGGACAAGACCATGGAACACCTCAAGAGCCTCGGCCCACTCGCCGCCATAGCAGCGGTCGCCTACCTCACGTCAAGCCACCCATACAGCACAGCCACAATCGCGATCGCTGGCACATGCAGCCTCGCATACATTGCAATCCGAGGAGTCAAATGGGCGACAAGCCACTAGAGTTCCTATCCGTCTCCCAGTTCGCAGAACGCATCGGAGTAGCCGAACGGTCACTCTCCAAGTACCAACTCCCCGAGCCAGACGCCGTAATCGGCGACAAGGCACGGCGACAGACACGCGGCTGGCTGCCCGAGACAGTCGATGCCTGGAATGCGAAGCGACCCGGGCGAGGCAATTGGCGGAACGCTAAGAGATGAACGACACGGGCCGTCCCTCTCTCAAAGGGGTTCGGCCCGTGTACTCCTGCCACCGTCGACAAATCACGTCAACATACCTAGGCTCAAGTTCAATAAGCCGCGCTCTCCGGCTAGTTTGCTCGCAGGCTATAAGCGTTGACCCTGATCCCCCGAACGGATCTAGAACAACATCGCCCTTGTTTGACGAGTTTTCGAGCGCCTTCACGATCAGGGCGACCGGTTTCATGGTCGGGTGCTCTGCGTTCCGTGCTGGCTTATCGAACTCGAAAACAGTGTCTTGGTCTCGTGCCTCGAGAGGGTGGAGTCGAGCGGCTCCTGGTGTCCAGCCATAGAAGATCGCTTCATGCCGGTAGTGGTAGTCCCCCCTGCCCAGGGCAAAAGTGTTCTTCACCCAGACGAGGGAGTGCTTCCAGATTTGGAGATCCAGGAGGACAGTGCCGAAGGCGTGCCCCATTGGGCCGTGTGGTGCAGCGACGTACCAGATCGCCCCGGGCTTTGTGACGCTCTTAGCCGCTTCGAGCGCTTCGTGCAAGAACTCTGTCAGTTGTTCGAGATTCAGTGCGTCGTTCTGAATGGTGAGTTTTTCTTTTGTTTTGCCTTCGTAGGCGACGCCGTACGGTGGGTCAGTCCAAACTAGGTCGGCCCGCTCATCGCCCATGAGCGTCTCAAAGGCTTCTTTACTGGTGGAGTCTCCGCACAGTACGCGATGATTACCGAGCGTAAAGACATCCCCTGGTTTCGCAATCGGCGAATCGGGGGGGGAGGCGCTTCGTCGGGGTCTGTAAGCCCTTCGTCTGGGCTTTCTGTGTTGAGTTCTGCAAGCAGCTCGTCTAGGTCGTCGCCGTCGTAGCCTGTGCCCGCGAGGTCGGGGAGGTCTTGCAGCATGAGCAGGAGTGCGTCGTTGTCGTAGTCGGCGAGGTCGCTCGTGCGGTTATCTGCGAGGGCGATCCGTTTTGCTTCCTCGTCCGTGAGGTCGAGGACGATAGCGGGGATCGTTTTGTGGCCTAGTGCTTTAGCGGCTTGTGCGCGGTGGTTGCCTGCGATGATTTCGTTGGGGCGGCCGGTTTTCGTGCCTTTGTTGACGATGATCGGTTGGTACACGCCGTTGACGCGCATGGATTCGGAGACGGCTCCGATGTCGCCTTGGCGGGGGTTGCCGGGTAGGAGTGTGAGGTCGGCGAGGGGTAGATCATGCGGGGTGAGGTCGTGTTGCATGTGGGGGCTTTCGTTTGGGCCGCTAGGCGGGTGTATGCCGCGCCCTTGGTGTCCGCCTAGCGGTGGTCTTTTGGGCATGAGTAAAGCCCCGCGGCTTGTGTGCCTGCGGGGCTTGGTTGGACTCTTGTCCATTCAACACTAAGTTAGCGGAAACCGTGTCAAGTAGGCAACCGTGACACGCTTATAGGTGTCTGATTTCCGCTAGTTGGTCGTAGTCGATACGAATGCGGTTGCGTGTTCCGTAGTTGGTTAGCTTCCCTGCTTGCACGAGTTGGCGGACGCGGCGTTCACTCACGCCTGCGGCGTAGGCTGCGGTCTCAGTGTCGATTAGTGGCCGGTTCACTTACTGCCTTTCGTGAGCGTTTAGTCGTGTGCTTCATTTTGGGTTGATTTAGGTTCCGGGTGAAACACGTTCCGGGTAACGATGTCGTTCGTCGATTCATCACGTAGTAGTTCACCGTGTTCACCGAAGCAGAACGTTTCAACGTAGATCCCCGTGACGTGCTGCTCAGCGCGGTCCCAGCATGGAGTTATGGTCACGTCCGAAGGTATGCGGGTGAGGTCTACGCCGTACGCTTGTAACGTTTTGCTAATGAGGGTTTCGTTCATTCTGTTTCTCCTCCGATGTGGAGTGGTTTGGGGTTGAGTTTTGCGATGGCGTCGCGGTAGTAGGTGGTTTTGTAGCCGGGGCGCAGCCAGAAGGTTTCGCCGAGGACGTGGATGCGCTTGTAAATGTCGCCGTCCGCGTAGCAGTAGCGGGAGGTCTCCCACGGTTCGGACGCGTGGAGTGGCGTGAGGAATCGGTATTCTACTTCGCCGATTTCGGTCATTGTGAAGGTGAAGTCGTACCCCTCGTGGATGAAGCTGATCTTTTCGGGACCGCGCGTAATGAACGGTGTTCCTGGCTGGATTGTTGTGATTGTTTTGGAGGCGGGGTGCGCGAGTTCCCACGCGGCTTCGAGGGCTTCGCGGGCGGTGGTGACCACGATGCATGGGGTGAACTGGTATCTCAACTTGTTGGATTCGATGGCCTGCTCACGGGTTACGCTGTAGGCGCTGAGGGGGTCTGCGTCGTCGACGATGTTGAATATTTTGCCGTATTTGTCGATTGCGTGTAGCGCGGTTTCGAGTGTGAGGGTCATTTCTGCTCCTTGTATGGGTTGTCGGGGATCTGTACTGTGCCTTGCATCTCGATCTTGGCGGCGCATTCTTCCCACGCTTCGGCCTTTACCTGGTTGAGCCAGCGGTCGAACTCGTCTCCGTAGCGCTCCTGCTCCGACGCGAGGGGGCGGCCCATCATGTAGCTGTCGAAGTTGCGGGTGCGGGCCAGCACGAAGTCTGCGCGGACCTTGCGCTCGCCCGGCACATACTCACTGTCGGTCATCGGGGACCTCCTTCACGTTGGTCACGTCGCGGTCGGTCAGAACGCCGCTCTCGTTTACGAGGCTTGAGCCGAGAAGCCCGACCGTCATGCCGAGCCGCCAGATCATGCCGATGCTCCGGTTTGGATCGATGAGCGTTGGGGACTCGCCGGAGTAGTCGACCTTCCCCTTGATGAGCGCGGCGATCTGGCCGATGTTCTCTTCGGTGATTGTGGCGACGGTGACGGTTCGGACAGTCGTCACCTCGTAGGTCTTGAACGGGCTGTCAGTCATCTCGCTTCTCCTCGTCTCGTCGGGTGGTACGGGCCGCGGGCAGGGCGCGACGCATACCGGCGCGGTAGCGGTCGGCGAGGACCGGATCGACCCGTGCGAGCTTCGTCCAGTCGGTCAGGCCGCTCGGGTCGTTGTAGAACCCTGCGCAGGCGGCTTCGACCTCGGCGTCGGTCGGCTCCTGCGCGGCAAGGTGAGCGTGCGCCACGGTGGCGATCCTTGCCGCGATAGGGTCGACCGCGAGTCGGCAGTCCTCACACTCGTCGTACTCCCCCGGCTCGTGGACGCCCTCGAAAGTCCAGCCCTCCTCGTTCAGGATGCGCCCGATGCGCTCGGCCAGTGTGTCGGTGGTGGTCATTCCTGCTCCTCCGGTTTCCAGTTGGGGTCGTCAGATACTCGGCGGACGACGGTCATGAAACAAGTGATGTCGTCCCAGTCGATGTCGAGTAGGTAGGTGCCGTCGCGGCTAGTGTCGATGCCGTAGAAGTCCTGCTCGGGCGTGTGGTCGATTACGGGGCACCCCGGGTGTTCGGTTACCCAGCCGTATATGCTGTGCCAGTCGTGGATCTTGCCGTGGATCATCACGCCCTCCCACTCGTCGTAAGCGGGTGAATCGGGGTCGTCGGGGTCGTACCCGTCGTGGTCGCCCCAGCATTTGATCCAGCCTTCGCACGCGCTTGGGTTGCTGCATGTGACGGTGATTAGCGAGTGGTCGAGGATGTCTTGGCGGGTGACGGGTCGCTGGTGTGCGAGGCGGCGTAGGCGCGTGCGGTCGCGGGTAACATGAGCGTAATGTTTTTCGGTCATTCCTGCTCCTTGAGTAGGTCTGCGAGTTTGTCTGCGAGTTCTGCCGCGATCGACGACCCGAGGTGTGGTTCGAGTTCGGTGCGGATTGTTTCGGTGGTGTTGCACGTGTCGCATAGTTCGCGGTCTGTGTCATCGCCGCATTTCAGGCAGGTGGTCACTGTTCCTCTTCCGTCCCGTGGATTTTGGCGAGTTCGTACACGATGCCGGGGTGTGCGGCGGCATGCGCTTCACATATGTCTAGTAGTCCGGCGAGGATGGGGCGGCAGCGTTCACGTTCAGCGCCTTCAGCTCCTGGCCGTGCGGCTTGGTCATCGATGAGCGCACGAAACTCGTCGAGGGTTTTGTGTTTCCAGGGTCCGATGGTGATGCGCCACCCGGCAGGGGTGGGGATGAAGTAGCCGCCATCTAGAGAGATTCCGCCGCATAGATCTACGTCTAACAGGTCTGCCATGGCGAGGTTGATCCCGGTGAGGTTGGCCCAAGTGAGGTCAGCACCGCGGAGGTTAGCCCGCTGTAGGTCGGCACCTTGCATGTCGGCTCCACATAGGTGCGCTTCCTGTAGGGAAGCCGCATACAGGTCAGCCCAGCGTAGGTTGGCGCAATCTAGGTCGGCGTCGCTCAGGTTGGCTTCGGGAAGGGCTGCCCCGAACAGGTTGGCCTCGCGTAGGTCGGCTCCGCGCAGGTCCACCTCGAACATGTCAGTCCAACTCAGGTCGACCCCCCGCAGATCAGCGCCGCGCAGATTTGCCCCGAATAGGTTGGTTCCCTGCAACGTTATAGTTTCGAGGATTCCCAGCAGGAGTTCTTCGGTGAGTGTCTTGCGGGGGTGAGCGTCGCGCCAGTCTTGGATCTTCTGGGCGTTCATGGTCATTCGCGTGCCTCACTTTCGGGGATTTCGGGAATGTCGATGGGGGACCACCACTTGTAGGTGACGTCGAAGCCTTTGTCGTGTCTGGTTCCCACGTATGGGCGTGCTGTGGGGGTGTCGCGCCACCAGAGAACGGGGCCGTCTTCTTCGCGCCATTCGCTGATGTGGCGCGCGTATTTCGGGACGGCGATGAGCACGGCAGGGGTGTCTTCGTAGTCGCAGGAGACTTTGTGCGTCCAGAACCATATTTCCGAGATCGCGGCGATGGTGTTCGCATGAAATATGGAGTTTCCTGGGGTGCCGCTTTCGATTTGCCGTTTGAGCTCTGTCGCCCTGGTGAGGACGGCGGTTCTCACAGTGTTGAAGAGTAGTTGCGCGTCACTTCCCCAATCGGTGTGTGTGAGTTCGAGGCCGCGGCTAGTGTTTTCCATTTTCTTCTCCTTGCGGGTGGTTATTTGGTGAGGTCCAGGCTGTTTTTGAAGTCTTCGGGATCTCGGGTGAGGGCTTCACGGATATGGGTAGCGGCTTGCCGGATGGCCGTCGCGAGGTTTTCTTCAAAGCTCGAGGGCGAGTGGGCGGTGTTCTCGGTTGACGGTTCGCGGTTGTTTGCGTGGCGTTTCATGCTTCGTCCTTTTCGGTGTATCGGTCGTCTTCGGCGGCTTGTGCGTGCCAGTCATCTTTGAGGTCTTGGAGTTCGGCGCGTTCGCGCTCGCGGGCGAGGTGCGCGTGGTAGGCGATGCGGTCTACTTCGTGGGGGAGCATTTCGTGTCCGTTTCGTTGTGGCGGGTGGGGATGAGGGCGATCCAGCCGATGAGGTCTTCCGGAATTAAGTGTTTGGGCGGTGTGCCGATCCAGCCCGATTTGTCTTTGAAGGCCGCGTCTTCAATTTCGTCTTTGATGACCGCGTCTTCAATTTCGTCTTTGATGACCGCAATGTCGTAGCTGTCCCATGCGCTTTCGTAGCGCGCGATGTAGGTAGCGACGGTGCCGATTGGGAGGGCGTTCACTTGGTCGACGGTCTCGAGCTCGACGGGCGTGTAGCCGGTTTGTTCGTGGGTCATTTTGGGGCCTTTCGGTTGGTGAGACCGCGCGCGGCCATTGCCTCGACTGTGATGTTTCGTTTCAGATTCGCGCTATCGACTAAGAATTGACGGAAGCGCTTTTGCACGTAGGCGCGTGCGGTGAGGATTACGGCTAGGGCTCCGACAGTCGCGCACCAGTGGCGTTTCACGGCTCCTCCGTTTCAACGGCGGCGAGGTCGAAGTTCGGTAGCTCTTCCCAGCCGACCACTACGTCGCTCGAACCGTCCGGGCCGTCCGTTGTCGTGACCCACCCGTCTTCACTCTTTACGGCAACGTCCTGCCATTTACGGTCTTCCCACATCGTGCTCATCGCGGAATTTCGTCGCGCGATAGTCCCGATAGGTAGCGAGTCCGCATACTCCTTGGTGGCGATTAGGATCGGCGTGACAGTGGACGTGAGGCAGGCGTTCACTAACTTTGCGCGGCTCCTGACTTCCTGCAACGTCAGCATTTCGAACGCGTACTTGAAGCCCGTATCGAACGCCATCTTCGCCGCGGCCTTAAACGGTTGGTCGATCTCGCTCGCGAATTCGTTGACGATCCAGTGGCGGTTCTGAGCCATGAACGCGAGGTCCGTTGATTTATCCGTCCACGCGCGAGACCACTGCCGTGTGATGTTGTCGCACACCGTTTCGGCGAGGTATTGCGCGGTCGGTTCGTCTACGTACCCGGCGATCGTGTCACGCACAGTTCGGATTTGTGCGCACTGGTGGCGGCCGGGGATTCCGGTGGGGTTGTTGTTTTCGGTTCGGCCGCAGTCTGGGCACTTTTCGAGTTTCATACTTCCAGGCTCCTGTCGATGAGCGTGTTGCAGATCAGTTCGGCGAGTTCCTTAGCTTCGGTTTTCGGTAGTGCCGTGGTGAGCGCGTCTGTCACGTCTTCGAGTTCGATGCACCACGCGCAGATTCCGATGCCGTCGCGCCACACGGTGTGTTGTTCTTCCAGCTCTTCACCGCATTCACTACACGGCGGGCCGTCGACCTCCGGCGGGTTGATGAGGTGGTAGCCGCCCTCGGGGATGGGACTCATTTCAGGCCTCGTTTTCTTGCGGTGAATGCGTTGTCGTTTTCGTATTCGTAGAAGTGCACGTCTCCTCCGTCGCGGGTGAATACGAGGGTGGACGGGTATCGCTTAGCTAGTCGCCTGCGGGTTCTTTCCACGTAGGACGTGGACGGGTTGGTCAGGGTCAGAATGTGGTGGCGCATTAGGCGGCGACCTCCCAGAGCTGTTCGGGGCGGCGGCCGTTCCGCACGGTACCGATATTGTGGAGGAGGTTCGCGTCCGCGAGTTCCTTCCTCCTCGTGCGGATGCCGGACTCGGCCTGTTCGGGTACGCCGGGGCGGCCCTGAGCCTTCGTGTACGCGGCCACTAGCTGCTTGTCGGTGAACTGGCGGGGCATGGAAGTTTTGATGAACGTGAGGAGGGCGAGGCGGTTCCGGGTGACTTTCACTGTGGCGGCGGCCTCGTGTGAGGTGTGGGGGTCGGTGTTTCGGGCGTGTGCTGTGGCGGTCATAGGTCGATTCCTTTCTGGCGTGCGGTGGCTTCGGCGATTTCGACGCGGCGCTCCCACGCGTTCGCGAGACGGTGGAGGGAGAGGGCGGTCACGTATTCGGCCCATTCGTCTTTGAAGTCGTAGAGGTAGGCATGGTGGTGGGCCTTGTAGATGACGTCGGTAATTTGGTTGAGAATCATCTGCTCAGCGCTCTTGGGGTCTCTGAGCATCACGCGGCCTTCACAGTGGCGGCGCGCTTGCCGGGCTTCGCCGTGAGAGTTTTCTTGATATCGCGGATGCTGCTGTAGGTCTTGCGGTGCGTGTTCATTGGTGTCTCTTTCAGTCTTCGATGTTCTCGAGGTCCCAGAGGGTCTTGAGACCCTCGAGGGCGTATTCCTTGATCCATGAGGTGTTTGTGCGCTCCCCGTCTTTGAACTCGGGGAGGTTGCTCGCGGCGTCGATCATCTGATTGAGGACGTATCGGCGAGCCTTGAAGGTCGCAGTGTCGTTGTAGATGATTCCGTTCACGAAGTCGGCCCAGGTGGTTTCGGTGGTCATTTGCTGGGGTCCTTTCAGTTAGCGAGGGCTGCACGGAGATCGGTTGTGTCGTCCGTGGTCACCCACCCTTGCGCCGTATGGGTGACGGTGTAGCCGAGGCGCTCCGCTGCTTCTTTGACTTGGCGTGTGGTGGTGCCGAGGTGGAAGGCGATGGTGGTGAGGTTGGTGGTCATTTGTTGTCTCCTTGTTTGGTAGCGCCCCTTTGTGTTGCGCTGTTGCAACTAGTATATACACACGAGTTGCGTTAATGCCACTTTTTAGCCAAAAAAATATTCCCTACGCCACCTCACGTACCCGCCCGAACCTCACGCACCGACGACACACCACCACACGCACGACACCCCAACGCACCCATCACAGGCACCAACGGACCCCCACCACACTTCGGACACGGCACACGCACAACCACACGTCCCCGAGGACGATCCACCACACGCAACACACCAGCAACCGCCGGGCCAAGCTCACCTAACAGCGCCGGGGCAACCCACGAACCACGAAGCCGCCCAGACCTCCGCAGAACTCTCGCAGCCTCCCCCACTGACGAATCCCCCACCGGCAACCCCAACGCACGCCCAGCGCCTCGCAACACTTGCTCCAGCACCGTCTTAGCCTCAACCGCAGCAGGTGACACCAACAGGCCCTGAGTCGTCCCACGCCGCACGCGTTCACCAAACCGAAGCCGCTTCCCCACAGCTGCCTCCAGATCACTATCGATCCCAGCACACTGCGCGAGAAGCCCGTCCAGCTCCTTCCAGTGCGGGTTGCAGATCGCACCCGTCATCGTCGGACCGTTACACACACCGCAGCGATTCATCTCAACTCGCCTCTCCTCATCGCTTCCCTAATCCGCCTAATCGTTTCTGGCGAAGCCGCTTCCTTGCGTCGCTTCTCCCTGCACGGGAAGCACGAGTGTTTCCACTCGCCCGGGTGATCCGGGCACGCCAGGTCCCCCCGGTCCCGCTCTGCGCGCCTGCGAACCCACCCAGACACATCCGCGGGGCGTAGATACCAACGCCCGCCCGGAATCTCACCACCGCGTTCAAAATGTTGCCGCGCCGCGATTAGTCCCTCGACCGGAAGGCCACTGACAGCACGCCGCCATGCCTCCAACCGTTCGACGTTCTGCGCCCTCACTGCCGGGTCATCTGCTGCCGCGAACTCTTTCACGAGGCCTGCTGCTACGAGGCTATTCAGGTATTTCGTCACCCAGTCATCTGTCGGTGGTGTGCCTACCCATCGCACGACAGCGGCGGTGCCGTCAGGATTCGCCGTGACTTCAGCCGGGGTGCTTTCACGCGCGGTCTCTAGCTCGGCCAGCACGTTCCCGATCTTCACGATCCCCGTCATCGTGCAAGCTCCGCGTGTGCTTGAAGGAGGCCATAGGCAGACGATGCGTACCTGTCTCGCTGAAGCGGCGTGATCTTCGCCGTTATCGGTTCGTCGTCCCACGAGTCCGCGCGTAGCCATGTCGCCGGGTGCTTTGTGAATGTTGGTTCGCGGTTCGGGTCGTCCGCGTATGTTCTCGCCCCGGCCTTGATCGTTTCGCGGTCTGCGCGCTTCACTGCGGCCTTCCAGGCCTTGAACGCGTCACGCTTCCCGGCGTGTTTCGGGTAGATCGCCCAGAAGTCCTCGAAGTCGGGAGGGTACGCCCCCCGTCGGGGGGTTGGGGGGTTAACTTCTTGTTCTTGTTCTTGTTCTTGTTCTGCTTTTCGGTTGCTTTCGTTTGCTTTCACGTTGCTAGGCAAGTTGAAACCAATTTGGTTTTCGTTTGGTTTCGACTTGCTTACAGTTTGCTCGTTTCCGCTGGTCACAGGCTTAGCGGTCTTGCGCGGGCGGCCGCCCTTCTTGCCTGCTTCCGACCGTTTACGTGACAACTCCTCCGCGTCCTCGCGTGACTGCTGGTGGTCGTCCCAGTCGTGAAGCCGCCACCCGTTCGCCGTCTCATCCCACAGGCCAGCGTCCACGAGTTCCGCCGCTGCCTCGTCCGTTCCACGGATAGCGATGAGCGCGCCGCGGCTGATTTCCCCGAACGTTTTCTGAGCTATCGAAAATGACAGCGCGCGCGTCCAAAGCCATCCGGCCTCAGCGCTCAACGTCAAAAATTTGTCGTGAATCCACAAGTCGCCGTGAATCTTTCCCCAACGGTCACTCACAGTCGCCCTCCTCAAGAATCGACGCGTACGGGGTGAGCGTCACGCGCGCCCTAATCGTTTCCACTGGCACCTCGCGGTCTACGGCCTCGTGATACACGAGCGGGCCAGTCACGTGCGTGTAGTCGTCGTCCTCAAGCACGCCGTTCTCCACGAGCTGGTCGACGCAGCCCTTGAATGTGTCCGTGAGGTTCGCCGGGTCGTACTTGCCTCGCGTTCGTTTCGTGATCCCCACATAAACGTTCGCGCGGCCCATAGGCACGAGGTCCGGGACGACATCACGCCACCACTCCCTCGTCCTGTGTCGCCGCCACTTGTGCGCGTTCGCGTTAGACGTGACGACTAAGCCCTGTGGAATGTCCACGGTGAAGGACTGCCTCATGTCTTTCTCCTTTCGGTCTGCTGCGTGCCCTAGATCGGTCGTGAACCGCCGCCACCCGCAGTAGGTCTAGGGCTGTGGGTCAGAACGGTGCCGGTTCGTTACTGAACGAACTGCTCTGGTAGTTATCGGACTGCCACCCGGCCTGCTGCTTGTTAGCGCGCGTGAGCGTCGCCGTGTGGTACCGAAGCGAAGCGCCCACCTCGTCCGCTTGGAGGTCAATCCCGGTGCGCTGGTTGCCTTCCTTATCCGTGTAGGAGCGCTGCTGGAGGCGGCCCTGAACGATTACGCGCGCGCCCTTCGTGAGGGACTCGGCGACGTTCTCAGCCATGTCACGCCACGCGCTGCACCGCATGAAAAGCGCCTCGCCGTCCTTCCACTCCCCGGACTGCTTGTCGAACGTGCGCGGGGTCGAGGCAACCGTGAACGACGCGACCGGGACACCGGAGTTCGTGAACCGAAGCTCCGGCGCGGCGGTCAAGTTGCCGATAATCGTTATTTGCGTTTCGTTAGCCATGTGTTTCTCCAATCGTGATGATGGTTCCGTGGTCCGTGAGCCGGATCGTCCCCCGGCTCGTTTTTATTGGTGTGGTAGACGGGTCCGCCCATTTCGAGATGAGCCACCCCGCCGCTAACGCCTCAGCACGGTGAGACTCAATCCAGCCGTGGCAACCCGTCGTGCCGGACCCGCACAACAGCACGAGGTTCGCCGGGCTGTTTGTCTCCGGGTCCCGGGTACCTCCCATGCCCCTAGGACGCCTGTGATGGACGTTTGTCCCTGCACGACCGCACCTGCGGCACACGCCACCGTCCCGGTCGATAACAAGGCGGCGTGTCTTACGCGACGGCCCTGTAGCCCTCACGGCTGCCCCACCGCCTCAGTCGTGAACTGTGTACGGACCGCAGCGTTCAAACTGCGCCCCACCTCGAGGCGGTCACGCAACGCGCGGATGCGGTCACGACACGCACGGACCTTCTGCTCCGCCACGTCAGCCTGGAACCGCTCGTCCTCAGCCACGAGGATCGCCTTCTGCTTACGCTCCTCCACCGACCCGTCAGCGATAAGGAACGCTCGCGCATACGCCGTGCGGTAATCCGCAAGGGCTTCCACATGCGCCATGTCCAGGCCAGCGACTTCGCGTGAAAGGTGGTCGAGTTCCCGCGCACACGCCGCGAGCTGCTCGACCACCCTCACCTGTTCCGGTATCACGCCGCGAGTTCCTTAGCGCGCGCTGGAATCAACTCCCGCAATTCCGCCTGCAAAGCGTCCGGGCATGTCTTGATGTCAGCCCACATTTTGCGAAGCACGTCCGTGGTTTCCGCTGCTTGGATCGCTTCGACCCATTGCATACGTTCCTCGTCGTCCACGATCTCCGCGTCCACCACGTCCTCGTCTACCGGGGCGGGTTCAGTGCGTGGCGCGTCTGCCTGCTGCATTTCCTCCGACGTATAGAGTCCAGACAGTTCCAGCGGGAACGCTTTACGCAAGGCCAGGGACTCCGCGCACTTCGCCAACATCACGTCCGGCATAGTCCCCCACAACCCCTGCGGCTTCCCGTCGCGCGTGACCGGCATATATGAGCTAAGCCGCGCGACACCGTAGGCGGGTTCTCTGAAGCTCTTGCGCCACACACCGACGCGGGCTGCCTGCGGTGGTTCGTTCGCGAGCCACACGTCCACCCACTGCCCGTCCGGGCCGCACCACTGCGGGGCGGTCTGGCCTTCGTAAACACCGGAACGTTCCGCCACGAGGCGTTGCCCGTCAATGGACACCTGGACGGCGTATTTCTTTCGCCCAAGGTTTCGATCCCACCGGCCGATCATGTAAATCTGTCGCGCCCACGGTGAAAGTCCGGTTCGCTGGCAGTAGTCGAAGAACATTGCGACCTCTTGCGGGGCCGCGCCTTGCACGCCGAGGTTTTCAAGAACCGACAACTGTTTAGGGGTGAATTCGGTTTGGTCCTGTGTGATGGTTAGTGCGTTGCTCATGGTTTTCTCCTTACGCCGCTTCCTTCAGGCGGAAGGTGCGGACGTTTGTTTCTTTCTCGTATTCAGTGACTGCGACACCTGCTGCTGCGAGGGCTTTTTTATCCAGTGACCTGCGGGTCGAGTAAGTCCAGGTCGCTAGTTGGTTGCCGTCAATGTCGCGGAGGGTCGTCGCGTCACCCATGCGGTCTTTGATCTGCGCCTCAAGCGCTTTCTGTTCATCGGTGAGGCGTTTCAACTCCGCTTTAGTGACGCGTAGCTTCTCAATGGCGGCGGTCGTGTCGTCCCACGGTTCGATCACGAGGTCGCTACCGTCAGCGGGCGGCACATATGCAACCGGGGCTGCCTGCCTCTCCTCTTTTTCAGGAACACGGCCCGCAGCGACGTACTCCCACACGGTCCCGGCCAGCTGCTCCAGGTCAGCCATGAGTGCTTGGTCCGCGTCGTAAGGGCCGAGGTGAATAACCGCGCGGTCCACTTCAGCAATAAAGAACAGCCGCGTGCGGCCCGTCACGACCGCGTACCAATGCGCCTGCACCCATGCGCGGTCAGGGACCCTCCCGGCCTTCCAATCGGCTGCGGCATGGGCGTACCCGCCGGTCGTTTTGATCTCCAAAAGACCGTCCGACCCGATCAGCGCGTCCGGGTTCGCTAGGAACTCCGGGCGGTCCTTCCGCGCCCACGTTCCCGTATTACGCACCTTCACGCCGAAACGCTCAGCTGCTGCCTTGCGGAGGGTTGGTTCCATCGCGTGACCGTGCGCGAACATGTCCAACGTGCGTTGGTCGAACTGTTCCGGTTCACTAAGGCCTAGCTTGTCTCGCACGACATCCGCGACGCTCTTGTGGCCGAGGTGAAGGTTCGCCATGTCAGTGCCGCCGAGGCCTTTAGTGCGCTGTTTCTTCCATTCGTCGGTGCCGTCAGCGTTCGCGGGAAGGATGAGTTTCGCGGTGGTCATTTCCACTCCTTGAATAGATCGAGAATCCAGTCGACGGCCCTGTTGTAGGCGGGGGCGATAATGAGGAACGCCCCGAGGCCGGTTAGGCAGATGATCTGGTCGAGGTCGCTCATGCTTCCTCCCTGTCGATGTAGCGGATGTGGCCCTCGATCTTTTTGTATTTGGGGCCTTTTCCGAGGGATCGCCAGTTGGCGAGGGTGCTCTTGGGGATGTTGTAGCGCTGTGCGTATTGGTCAGGGGTGAGGTATTGAGTGCTCACGTGGTATCCTTTAGGTGGTTATTTGTTGGACCCTCGCCCCGTTTGGGGCGGGGGTTTCTTTATGCGGCGCGTTTGATTACGGTGTCGATGTCGAGACCCGGGAAGGCATCTTTCAGGCCTTCGCGAAACTTGGCACCCGGGTTGCCTTTGCCGCTGAGTACTCGCGAAACAGTGGACTTGTTTACTCCCATGCGCCGCGCGAGGTCTGCGTCATTGGTGACGTGTGTTGCCTTGCGCAGTGCTTCGAGTTGCTGCGTGTCGATGGCGTAGATCGGCATTTTCACCTCCTTGAGTTTCGCTGCTGCAACTATCATATACCAAACGTTGCGGCAGTGCTACTTCAAGGGTGGACAAGTTGCTCATTTCTGGCTACTTGCGCAGTAAATAACGTGCACGTGTTGCGCGTGCGCAATAGTATGGCGGCATGAACACCCCATTCCGCACATGGCTCACCGAAGCAACCAACAACGCCACCAACGCCGAAATCGCCCACAAGACAGGAATCGCAAAGTCCACCGTCGGACGCTGGGAAGGCGCACCACCACGCCCCGAGACCATCGTCCAAGTCGCCCGCGCATTCAAAGCCAATGCCGTCGACGGCCTAGTCGCGGCTGGCTACCTCCACGACGACGAGGTGCGAATCCCAAAAGTCATCCATAAACCCGCAGACTTCAGCTCCCTCGAACTCCTTGACGAGCTCCGCACCCGCGTTCTGAACGGCCGCGTTGAAATGTCTCACCCCCTTGAGACCGTCACGCCACCCCGCCCCGAACACTTCGACCTTGCAGCCATGTCCGGTATGAGCGAAGGCGAACGCCTCCGCAATGCAATGAACGCAGAGCAAGAAACCCCAGAGAGCTTCTACGACGGGGGCGAGCCAGCATGAGCAAACATCTTTAAATGTCCCACCGCGTTTCTACCCTCACCACATGAGCAGCACCCCCACTCCGCACCCGTGGCGACGGTTCCGCGACCGCTGGCCACACGTACACCTGCACATGGTTGACTGGCTCCCCGCCAGTATCCTGGCCGCCACAGACGGACACACGAAAGTGGTCATGCGCAACACGCTCCTTCAGCGTGAACGGCGTGTAGCCATTGCCCACGAAATGGAACATCTCGAACACCGCGATACGTGCGGCCAAACATCACAAGTCGAGGACGCGATCAACGCCAAGATCGCCCGTGACCTCATCCCGCTACCGCAACTGATCGACGCGGCCCGGTGGGACCATCGCATCGCTGTCATGGCTGAGGAACTTTGGGTAACCGAAGCACTCGTCATTACCCGCATAGAAACCCTCGATGCCCACGAGTCTGAAACTCTCACAAGAGAACTCGACCTACACCACATATAAAACCCCCGCGTAAGGACTTTCCTCATGAGATTACGTGCCACGCTCCTGCTTACAGCATCCGCTCTAGCTCTCACGAGCTGTGCAACAGGGCCTCTCACATCTCCAGCTGTCATAACGAAGTGCGATTTGCCAAAGTCGGCGCTGCTTGGTGACGACTCCCTCGACTACTCAGGAAGCGGCGAACAAGCAGAGAAAGACCTTGAATGCATTCTTGATGCTTACCAGGCCGACGATGAGCTACTGGAGCAGATTCAAGAGAAATCTCTGACGTGGGAGGAAACCCTACACAACAGTTTCGGGTACCAGTGGGCATGGTCAGGGCGTGACGTCAGCTCCCTAAGACTCCGAGTGTTTCCAGGCGACAGCGAGACATATAGTGAACCTCCCAAGCTGCCTTTAGAGTCCGCTGGTGAAGCGTGCGGTGTCGAGGACAGTGTTACAGACGGCGGGCTGACGCTATCTCTTGACGGCGAAGGCGGCGATGACCGAACCGTCGAGAATCGTTTCAAAGCCCCTAAATACAAGGTTGATCCTGAAGAGTATCAATGCCTGTTCACTTTGCTCGAGACGCCCAGTTCGGTCACCACGATGATGAGTCGCACTAGAGCACTGGACGGTATGCAGCGTGAAAGTGCGGGGCCGTACGATTATGCGTGGACGTATCACCCCGATAACGGCCTCGACGTCCTGATCAAGCAGGGTGTCGACTGATGTCAGCCTGGCAGGCGACCAGCAACCCGCGCATAAAAAAATATGTGGACGCGCGGTCAGGGAAACCCCGCTACCTAGCCAGGTACCGCAAACCCGACGGGCGTCAAACCATGAAACGCGGGTTCACCACGAAACGCGCCGCCGAACAATGGCTCAACGAAACCGAGGCCGCGAAACGCACCGGCACGTTCGTGTCTATCACCGACGGCAAGACACGCCTCGCAGACCTCGAACAGCGGTATTTCACGATCAAAGCCAGCCAGGTGAAACCCACAACGTTAGCGGACGCGCGAACCGCGTGGCGGTTGCACGTTAACCCCGCGTTCGGCACGTGGCAGGTCGGGGCGATACGCACTAGCGACGTTGAACTATGGGCGGCGAGCCTCCAAGGCTCTGCAACGCTCATAAGGCGTGCGCACGGTATCCTCGCCGGGATGCTCGACCTTGCTGTGAAAGACAGGTTGATCGCTGCGAACCCCGCCCGAGGCATACGCCTACCGCGACCAGCGGGCACAATGAAGCACCGCTACCTCACGCACACCGAAGTCGCGAAAGTCGCGCGCGAAACCGGGCGGCACGAAACCCTGGTCTACCTCCTCGCCTATGGCGGCCCGAGGTGGGGCGAAGCGGTTGCACTCACCCCTCGCGATATTGACGGGCGGCGCGTCAATATTGAGAGGTCAGTTACCCGGCTGGGCGGTGAGTGGGTCGTCTCCACGCCAAAGACTCACGCGCGCCGCGAGACGTGGGTGCCGCAGTTCGTTGCGGACATGCTCGCCCGTGAAGCCGAAGGGAAGGCAGCTGGGGAGTTGCTGTTCACTAATGCGCGCGGCGGGTATCTACGACCCCCGTCGAAAAGTGGCGGGTCGGCATCTAACAGGTGGTGGGCGCTCGCTCTCGAACGCGCTGGCGTTGAGTATCTTCGCCCGCATGATCTTCGGCACACTGCGGCGTCGCTCGCTGTTCAAGCAGGCGCGAACGTGAAACTAGTTCAGCGGATGTTAGGTCATGCTTCTGCCGCGATGACGTTGGACGTTTACTCTGACCTGTTCGAGGACGATCTCGTGACGGTAGCGGATGCGTTGGATGTTGCGCGCGCGGCTGAGTTGAACACTTTTTGAACACGTCTACCCGTGATCACCCGGTATTTTCCGGGAAGTTGCGGGAAGTGTTGGCCGTGTACGCTGGGCGTTTACCCTGGTGGCTGTTTTGTTGGGGGCGTTCTTCTAATCCGTAGGTTGCAGGTTCGAGTCCTGCTGGGGGCGCGGAATTTCCTTCACCTCATTAAACCGACTCAAGTAGCAGCGCCTGAATGCAAAAAATACTGGTCAACATTCAGCATGTCGACAATTTTCATGGAATTGAGGCTCACGGTGAGGCTGGCATTAACTATCTTGTAGAGCGTGACCAAATTAGGCAGAACGCATTTTTGCCGACATTCCCACGCTGACAAGAATCAAATTCACAATCATCAAACTTGGTACGCGCACTGGCCAACAAATTGCAAGACCCGACCTAAAAACTATGAGGCACACAGAGTCTGCAATGGTGGCCGCGAAACTCTGACCCCAAAGCGAGCCTCCGGTGCGAGATGTAGAAACGCACCCCATTGCCATCACGAGCGAGATCAAGGGCACACTGAACGTCACCATAAAGAAAGATGAAAAGTTGCCCCCTCAGTAGATATGACTAAAACACGGTCAGACTCCTTGCAAGGCCACGGGTGAAGCAGCGCATTTATCAAGTGCGCAGGCCACGACGTCATGCATAGTATCGTCAGTACTACGAGCGGCCACGCAATTCTTACGGGCCACAACTAGAGCAACTGACTCACGGATGAAGATCTAGATCCAAAGTCGAAATACACATGAATATACAATCTCGGACATTGGCAACAAATGGATAACCAATCGCCACATAACTCACAATAGAAGTAATGCGCCTCGAGAGATCAAGGGCTTCAGCACGCAGGCAAGGTTGACAAAAATCGATAAATTCGATAACAAACGACACCTAACTAGATCTATTACATGAGCAAATCACTACGACAACACTCTCCCGACATGGCCGTGGCATGCTCAGTCGAAAACAAGTCGTAAACACGAGGAGATCGAAATACCAGAAAAGCCTTGTTCTATGCGACTAGGCATACAAACCTCTAATAATTCATGAATGGCAAATGCAACTAAAGGCTATCAAGAACACACCAATGATGCTGGCGAAGGAGTCGCAGAGACGATCAAAACTCGAGATTGTTGCGCATCTCTTCCGAAACGACCTCTACGAAGTCATTCATGGCTTCCTGTGCCATTCGCCCCAGCTCAGTTCCTGTCGTCTGCAAAGCAGGATCTGTAAGATCAACCGCTTGCGCAGCGTCAACCATCCGACCATATGCCCGACTGATGCGCAT